CTTCCGTTACTAATCTTGTTAATGCATTCTGTCGAGCTAATTCTGGATTTTTAGTTTTTGCTAATTCCTCTTTAAAATAATTACGGAAATCAGCCTTAGCTTCTAATATAGAAGGTAGTACAGTTCTATTAAGTAATGGATCTCCAGTAGTTCTTTTCAGCTTTAAAATATCATTTTTAATAAAGTTACCAACATACTGATCTATTTTAGTTTTGTCCCAACCCATTGCATTTACTTGTTCAGCGGCTTGGTAAGCTTCACTAAATTCTTTATTTGCTTTCAAAGCTTGTGGTAAAATATCATATGCTGCTTTATCAAATGTACCAGATTTAATTTGAAGCTTTGCATTTTTAGCAGCATCTGAATTATCTACACTAGCACCACTTGTTAAAAGAAAAGTTTCTTCTAAATAGTCTTTATCAGATTGATTTAAACCTGGTGCTTTATCTATGATTTCCGCAAAACCTTCTGGTGTACCATTCCACTCACCACCTGGAGCAAGTGTAGCTTCAACTTTCTGTCTTAGTTGACCGCTATAAATATCTTTTTTTAACTTATCTTTTGTAAGATCATTATCTAAAGTTGTATTTCTTTTATTAGTAATATCTACCCATTCACTTTCAGAGAATAATTTCTCTATAGGCATAGCAGGGTTTAATATCTCATCACCTCTTGTATTAGGTAATGTTTCTAACTTTTTAAATTTTTCTAAATTCTGTATTTCTCTAGGATTTTCAGCTAATTTTTTAATAGCAGATTTAACATCAACATTTGTAGATCCTGTGCCATCTGGTTTGAAAATTAAACCTACTTTTGTTTGATAAATATTAAAGTAATGTTGAGCATCTTCTGTAGTTTTATTTAAAAAGAAATCAGTTTTAGCATCTTCAGCATTTTCAGTACTTTCTAAATTATTCCAAGAATCTGTTTCTTTTTTTATAAATTCATTATTACTTGTAAGTACATGCTTGTAATAAGGTTCAAGTAGTTTACCACTGCTTTGTACACCTAACTCTGCAGCATACATAAAGGCAGCTGCTTGTGCAACTTTCTTTTTATCTTCTACAGTAATAGCACCACTTTTATCAATAGCTCTTTTTCTGTACTCAGAAAAGCCTATAGTATTTAAACTTATAACTGCTTTTTGGCGTTGTACATTTCTAAGTTCTGGTGAAAGAGTAGAAAGTTGAGTAACAATGCTAGGATCAAGACCAAGTTCTTTAGCTTTTTTAGCAGTTAAAGCACCATGTTCTAGTACTTTTTTCCAAACTTCGTTATCTAATGAACTTTCATTGAAAAAGTTTTCTGGATTTTTATATTGCTTTTGAAATTCTTCTATCTCTAAAGCTTGTTTCCTACTTTTAGCATATTGTGTTAATACACCTGTAGCTGTTTCACTAAACGCTTTCCAAGATTGAGCTTCTTTTTCTATGTTTTTGATTTCAGTTTCCGCATTCTGTCGAGTGCGTATCTGATTTGCTTCGATAGCAGATCTGCGTTTTTGATCTGCTTTATCTACTAGCCTTTGGTTTGCCTCACGATTTATATTGACTTGTGTAGCGTTATGCTTTAAGCGTCGGATAGTTTTCTCGTCCTGTGCTTCCTGCTGATCCGCTACACTTTTTATGTTACGTATAACTTGCTCATCCTTTACAAGTTGTTGGTTCAAAGCTTCTTGACCTGCTTGTATTGGACGGAATCGTGCTTGCTTACCTTTAGCTTGACTTGTGTATGCCATAATTAATTAAAATTCAATGAATCCACCTTTAGCTGCACTTGCTACACCTGATAGTGCTGATGATGCTACATTTAACCAAGAACCTCCTACTGACTTAACACCTTTAATAGGTTCTGGACCGTAATCAAATCCTACTAATGCTCTTGGTGCTTGGAAGTCAGCTACTGGTGTAGGAAGTGATGCTATTGGATCTGGTACAATTCCAGGTTCCAACATTTTGTTAGCAAAAGCAGCTAAATCTGCTCCGTATTTATCTCTTGATATTGTTTTTAAAGTTTGGATAGTGCTGATATTAGAACTATACAATGATTCTGCCAGTAAAGCTTCGTTCTTACCTCTTGAAGCTAGTAGTGCTTGAGCAGCCTTAGCTGAACTCCCACCACTTTGCATTGTTACAGCTAGCTTACCTTTTTCTTCAATTGCTTTTACAATAGCATCACCATTTTTAAAAGCAATTTCTTGTTTTATTTCTCGTTGTTTGGTTAGTGCATCTTCATGTGCAGCATTTGCAGCTGCATTATTAAACCCTAACTGTGAGTGATATAATTGTTCTGATTTTTGAAATGCTTTCTTATTAGATTCATTCTGAGCTTTTACAATCTTGAGGTCATAATTATAACGCTTCAAGTTCATAGCATCACTATATGCTGCTATCTTCTCTTCGTTACTTTTCTGTAATTCATAGGTTTCATAAGCAAATGCCCAATCAGCATCTAGCTTTTCATTACCCATTTGATACAGTTCTTTATCATAACCGTATTGTAATTCTCTATACTTATTAGCTTCGTCTGCTTGTTTATCTTGGGATTTTTTTCCCATGAAGCCTGAAAATAATGATGAACCAATAATTAAACCAGCGGTTACTGGATCTGTCATATCTTAAGTCCTCCTATAAAATCTCGGTGAGTAGTTTCCTTCCCACATCATCGAGTTGAGAGAGACGGGAAATGGTGAGTCATTAAAGACCCTTAATGTGAAGTTCTTACTTCTTTGGTGTATTGGTACTGTTAGTACGTTTGATTCTTCTAATGGAACGTCATCAGCTAGATATGTATTAGCTTCTGTAGTTGGATTTAAGTCATACCATTCATCCAAGTAGACAAGTATCTTAGCGTTATTAGCTGGTGCAGATGAGAATTGAATCTTTGTATCATTAACAAAAGTAAATGTAGTGGTTACATTATTAACCTTTACCTTCACTTCATCTCTATCTACATAATTAAGATCTGATGATATCCACTCAAATTGAGTAGTTGATCCATCACCTGTAAATTCCTTCTTACTAGCAAACCTACCAACTGCATTTAGTTTGAAGCCAACTACACCTGATAAACCTACATCAAACTTGCATCTAGCTACTGTAAGGTTAGCTGTAAAGTCAACCTGTTTACCATCCCCAGAGAGGTCATAATAGATCTTAGGTAGTTCGACATCAAAGTCATAAGCATAGCCCACGTAGACGTTGTTAGCGTTCGTAGAGAGGTTTTCTCCAGGTATCTTCCAGTATGTACCAGAACCATCGGTTATAGATTCTGGAGTGATAGTAAATCCTGAGTTATTAAACGTACCAGCTGCTGTTGTACCAGCAACGATCATTACATTCTTTTGATCAGTTAGATTAGCAAAAGGTAGATAGCATTTTGAAAAGTTATTAGTTGGGTCATATACAACAGAACTAGCCCGTGCATATAAATCTATACAAGGGTTAATCTTTTGACCCTGTGCATTAGTTATGATAGCTACTTCTGGACTCTGAGTTAAGTTAGCCTTTTCTAAGGTATATCTTGCAGATGTACCTGTACCTTGTTTGGTAACACAGTACATATCATCCTCATCAATAGACATTGACTGAATAGTCCCAGGTAATGTCCATTTAAACCAAGACTCCATAAGTAGTTCTTTACCATCTGTATAAGTCTTATAGAAATATATGGTATTACTACTTTGACTTGACATAGCTATGAACTCATTCTGAATACTAGCTATTAATGTATCTATATCATCGGTGATCCACTCATTAACAATCCTTCCTATATCTAAGATCTGTGGGCTTTCACCAAGACCTTTAGTCTGCATAGCAAAGACCCTAGTAAAGTTAGGAGTCTTACTGATGAAGTTAAAGTGAGTACCAACGTCAATTGGATCAACCTCATCACTCATCTCCATATTAGAGATTGGTCTTATCTTTGTAGATTGAGGTGTTAAAGGTCCGTCATCTGCATAGATTAGGAATTGTTGGTTCTTTGAAAAAAGAACTAAACCCTGTCTAGCAGGTTTAATTGCATGTAGTTTAGTAGCTCTAACAGAAGCACAGTTAACATCTATAGGGTCAGCCATTGTATGTGTTCTAGCTGATGTTGCATAGAACTCATAAGGGTCTTTAGCTCTACTAAGGATGACGTTATCTTCTGACAAGAAACCAAGTCTATCGTCATGGAAGAAAGCTTTCTTTATAGTTTTACCTACAAAGCTAGGATGAGCATTTGTTAGATCATCTCCAACTAGTCTATTACCCCAAGTTACAGGCTCAAAGACAAAGGTAGTAGCACCTGTATTTCTAAGCTTATAAGGCATTGTAGTGGCTGTTAACCCTGGAGATATATTATTAGCTACTGTTTCTTTCCAATAACCTTCACCACCTGTTGAGGTGTTGTTAGCTACAAACTTTGCATAATAATTATCTTCGTCATATAGCCGTGAATTTAAAATAGTTACATGTTGATCATGAAATGAATTGGATGGTAGCCATGATTCATTATCAGCCCAATCTTGGTAAACTGTTATACGTTTGTTATCAATACCACCTTTAGCTTCTAAAGTAAATGGTGTTCTAGTTCCACTGACTACATAATCTAATTGTAGAGATGTACCATACTTAGTACATGTCATACCAGTTATACTTTTTGCATCTATTGCAGCTTTGATTCCAGTTAATACATCATCAAAATCGACAGTACCACCTGATGTGTAAGTACATACTTGGATAGCACTTTTCTCAGCAAGTATAGCTGTACCACCTAACTTAACTTCAAAATCAGTACTTTGTATTGAAGCCTCAAGGACTCCCTGTGTACTTAGTAGTACTGTACCTCTACTCTGTGCTACAAAACCTGTAGTAGCAGCTTGTGCGGTTACAGTAACTAAATCGTTTGTAATGATGGTTGAGTCAAGTACTGATAAGACGTCGTAGTTAGATTTACTTGTACCTGTTAGGTAGGTATGTGCAGACCCATTAGTGACCGTACATGCAATTCCTGTATCAGCATTCCATATATTGATACTGCCATTAGTACCACCTGCAGCGGGTGTAATACATCCTATATATCTAGTCGCACTTACAGTCATATAAAACCATTTAGCACCATCTAAATCATTGTTATCAAATTCATCAGATGGTGTGCCACCTGTATTTGTAAGTGTTTTGATAAATTGAAATCCAGGTCTTTTAGTTAAACCTAATGTCACATCAGGGAAACCATTAATACATTCTCGTACCTGACCTGGAAGCTTCTTACTATCTGTTTGTTTTGATACTCCACTTAAGTAGTTGGAGATCCTTTGTGTTACTGCTGCCATTATCTAGAAAGTGCATGATAAGGTTGATAACCGATGTATGGGTTGGCTCCATCAGCTTTACCAAAGAATGAATAGTCACCTTGGCTTGTTTCGTATTCAAGAGCCATAGCTCTGGTATATGCCTCTTTTTGTTGAAGCATTTGGTATTGAGTTTGATCTCCTACTATCCGACTGGATGTAGTGGTAGCAGCTCTAGCTGTAATGTAGTCCTGTATAGGTGTTGGTAGATCTACCCAATCAAAGAACCAAACGATATCGCATTCAACAGCTCCATTAGTCCATTGATCAGTATGATTTTGTTTATCATATAGTTTGCCATTTCTTCTTATTACATTCTTATCACCTGCATGAGCTTGTGTAAGATCTATTTGTAATACATTATTTGGTATGAGGATCTCATTGTTAGAGTCAGGTGTCATCTCATAATGTGCTTCCTTATTAAAGGTCCAGCCTTCACTTTGAACCTCTCTAGATATCTCTAGAAGGGTTGTATATGCAATCGCAACGTCTGGGTTGGTTTCATCCAAAGTGGTGACTGGAGCCTGACCACAAGCCATTAGGATTTGATTTATAGCGGGTAATTCTGTAGCAGCATTAGTGGTAGGGAAAGCCATAGTTGATTAATATAAATAAAAAAAAGGGAGCCGTAATGACTCCCCATAAGTGTGCATTTTAGAATGCAGCGTTACCTGTAGAACCAACTGCAGCACCTGCAACTAGTTCAACACATGCAGCAGGATTAACATAATCTGCCCCACATGCTAAGCGACCCAATATCACGTCACCCTGGTAAATAACCGAAACATCTCCTTTCGTTACTTGAACTTGAGGACCGATAGCTTCAACGATACCTGCTCCTTCTCTTTGGAATATTAATCCACAAGAGTTAGCGAATTCGGAATGGTTACCGTACTCGTTATTGATGCCTGTATCTGAAGCTTGTGCAGCTTCAAGCTCAGTGTCACTACCAACAAATGAACCAACATTTGTAGGTGAGGTTACTCCTGGGTTTGTAGCTGATGCGGAACCATAAATAGTACCGTAGTTACCAAAGAACGGAATGTTCATTGACTTGTAGATCTTGATACCAGCGATCTCAACAATGCCATTACCCTTCTGACGGGATGTACCTTGCTCGTCTCTGTTAACTAGACCATTATCACCAACCTGTTGGATCAATTCATAATATTGGCGAGGGTTTAATACACCCACTCTCCCATCAGAACTGACTCCTTTTTCATCCATTGCGGCTGCAGCATCATAGAATGCGTTTACCAAAGATGCAGGAACATAAGCATCAGAACCTTGGTTGTTTGTACCAACACGGATCTGTGTACCACCTGGTTCTACGAAGTTAGCCTTAGTAATAGGTGATGCAGCTCTAGCTCCTCGTGTGATTGCACGGAACACTAGGCGATCATACTTTTGAGCAAGAGCGTATCCAATCTTTCTGGATATCTCAGATCTCAAATCATAATGAGCCAATGTCTCGTCAAGCTCGTATAAGAAAGCTGAACTGATAAGTAGATCATCAACTGTGATGGTCTTCTCAGCTACTGGAGGTGCTCCATCGGAGTTACCTAGTATGCTGTTGCCTGGAGTATGGAACTCGGCTTTTGT